TAAATTCAAGGATCCCTCGAACTTCCTCAATTGAGTATGCGTCACGGTTAGACTTTGGAATTTTAACCCTTGCGGTTGCTTTCTTTTTCATTGGATTAGTTCCCATGGCGTTAGTTTCAACGGCCAGCTCAAACAAACCGCTTAGAACACCCTGCATACGAGCCAAGTAGCCATCAGACAGACCCTCCCGCCTTTTAAGTTCAAGCCAACGATTGAGAACCACCGGGTCAATTTGAGTCATTTTTAAATGCCCCAGGGTTTCAAGCCAATGATTATTAAAATACATTTCATACTTTTTAATGGTGTTGGCCCTTTCAACCTTTACACGACACGCAGGCAGCCAAACATTCTCAACAAATTGTCTAAAGGTATGCTTTTCAACAACGTGCCTGATGGTTCCTTTATTAACACCGTCAAGATATTCGGCAGCAGCAGCCTGAGCCGCGCCCTTGGTTTTATAAGTTCCGGTCCAAACAGATACAGAACGCCCGTCAACTTTTTCTTTAACAGACGCTTGATACGAAACCCCGGACTTAAGCGATCGCTTACGAATTGCTGAATATGCCATTATTTAACCTCCCCAGGACAAAGAACATGCTTCCAAAACTCAACCGGGTCCTGCGGACTAAACAAGTCCTCAACGTCCTCAAAACCAAAGCCGCATAAACAGCAAGTCTCAGGACCAGCAACGATGCGAATATAGTCGTCGCATTCGCCACCATGACCACACTCGAACCACTCGACAAAAGACCCGTCACCAACGTCCTCAATATAAGAACCATAATCAAAATGACTAGGGTCACAAGGAACAGGCAAACAGCCAGGCGTGCATTTTTCAGCATGAAACCAGTCGCCGTTTCCGGTTTGGTCATAAAGACCAGCGCCATGCTTACAAGTTTTGATTGGTTTTTTACTTTCCAACGGATAGCTCATATTAGGCATTATTTAACACCTCCAGGAACTTCATTAAACTCAACAAGACGGTAAACCTCAGCGACACGGTCACAATCCTCTTGACGGATTTTATACTCGATAGCGTCGGTAAGAGTATCAAAATAGCCACAACCACCATAACGACCCTCGTCATTATAAGTTTTTACAATGAAATTTGGTCCATTTGAACGGTCCCAAACTTCCTGACAAGCGTCAGCTATTTGAGCAAGCTCATCACTTGATAGCTCCACGTCATGCGGAACCATGCAATCTGAAATGATACTTTTTAAGGCAGTTTGCTCCTTGCCTCTTTTAAAACCGCCGAGAACTTCCTCAGCGATCGCTTGAATTTCAAAACTTGAGAGCTTAACGTTCTCAGGCATTGATAACGATATTGGATAGGTTAGACTTATTGCGTCCATTTTGTAATCTCCTTTGTTGTTAACCATGTAAGTAATTTACCATAACCCCCGGGGAGTAGCAACTCATTTGGCTCCCTTTTGGCTCCCTTTTTTGTGGAATTATAGGAAACCAGGGAAACGTAGGAAATGACGGAAAACAAAAAGGCCCGTTTTCTTTCCGTGGTTTCCATTGTTTCCGTTATTTCCGTGCTTTCCAGGAAACGCGGGGAGAGTAGGACACCGCCGGCCTTTTAGCGAAAACTGCAATAAAAGCAGGGATTGCTTACCATTTAAGGGAGTCAATCAATCGATTTGGCTCCCTTTTGGCTCTCTTTCAAATCATCCAGGGATCATGTCTTTTTAAACCCCAACGTTTAAAGGCTTTTAGAATTTATACAATCTGTATATAAATCATCAGAAAGAAAAGCTCAACGTTTAAAGGCTTTTAAAATTTATACAATCTGTATATAAATCATCCAAAAGAAAAGCCCAACGTTTATAGGCTTAAGACTTTTAAATAATCTGTATATAAATCATCCAAAAGAGAACCCCAACGTTTTCAAGGCCTAAACTTTCTTATAATCTGTATATAAATCATCCAAAAGAGAACCCCAATGAAATTAGGCTTTTAGAATTTATATAATCTGTATATAAATCATCCAAAAGAGAACCCCAATGAAATTAGGCTTTTAGAATTTATATAATCTGTATATAAATCATCCAAAAGCAAACCCCAACGTTTATAGGCTTTTGATTTTGTATGATAATCATCTGTAAATCTCAAAAAGGAAACTCCAACGTTTATAGGCTTTTGATTTTGTATGATAATCATCTGTAAATCTCAAAAAGGAAACTCCAACGTTTATAGGCTTTTGATTTTGTATGATAATCATCTGTAAATCTTAAAATAAAAAACTCAATTAAATTAGGCTTTTAGTTTTGTATGATAATCATCTGTAAATCTTAAAATAAAAAACTCAATGAAATTAGGCTTTTAGTTTTGTATGATAATCATCTGTAAATCTTAAAATCAAAACACCAACGTTTAAAGGCTTTTAGTTTTGTATGATAATCATCTGTAAATCTTAAAAAATAAAACCCAATGAAATTAGGCTTTTGATTTTGTATTAAAAAGATGTCTAAATCTTAAAATAAAAACACCAACGTTTAAAGGCTTTTAGTTTTGTATCAAAAAGATGTCGAGATCTCAAAAAATAAAAGTCAATGAAATTAGGCTTTTAAATAAATCATCTGCTCTATGAGAACTACATCAAAAGCAAAACCCAATGTTTATAGGCTTTTAAAAAAAGATGTCTTTGCTCTGTCTTTCCTCAAAAACCAAAGCCCAACGTTTATAGGCTTTTGATTTACATCAAATGCTCTGTCAAAAAGATGTATAAAAAAACACCAATGAAATTAGGCTTTTACTTTTACCTCATGCTCTATGAGAACTCCATCAAAACAAAACACCAGTGTTCATAGGCTTTTAAAAAATCATCTCTTCGCTCTATCAAAGATTGTAAAGGAAACCCAGCGTTTATAGGCTTTTACAAAAGGATGTCTTGCTATGTCAAGGGATGTCCAGCGCAAGGGGCGACAACACCACAAGCAGGATACCTAGGCCTTAAAACGGCTTAAAAGGGCCTCATTAGAGCAAATAATCAGTAAGCCAAGCGATCGTCATTCAAAACACCAAAGACCGAGTCATTAAGGCGGAAAAAGGACGATGCAGCAGCATCAGAAACATTATAACGAACCACGAAATCATCAGGACTTATGGCCATGTTTATGCCATCAATTACAGATTGGCGAGCAATTTGTGAACTTTCGCCAGGCGGGGTGATTTCAATTTTTATTGCAGACGACAATTCAAGGCCAAGAACAGTCAGCTGATTAGCAGCAGAGAGCGTATCAACATTTAAAACCATTTGAGAGAATCTAGGCAAAGCATCCTTAAATTTATTTAAAAGAAAATCAGCAGCTAAAAGAACATCAGAGTCAGATGAATTTAAAAGAGCAGAACGTTCTAAAACACGTTTTAAATATTTACCCTGGCTAGCTGCATCCTGTTTGGATTGCAGAGAACCGCCTTCACGGGTTAAATTAATAACGTTATAAATCAAGTCATCATCCACCGGTTGATTGACTTCCAAATAAGGAATATTTGAACCGTCATCAGAAAATATAGTTGTTGTAGCCGATGGAAATGAGCTATGCCTGCTTTTAAAATTTAGAGTCCCGTCAGCGCCAACAAAAAAGCTGCCGTTCTCAGACTTTTCAATTTCCTGAATAAGACTTAAAACGTTTGTAGATTTATTGATCGCTTGCATTATTGAATTACCAGTGTCAATCCCAGTGGTTCCTGAATAAGCCACCTGAGCATTAGCAAGAATTGCTGCAACCATTGTCCCGGAATCAGACGAACCAGCAGTTAAAGAGTTAACTTCAATGTTTGCTAACTTAACAAAACCATCTGAGCAATCAACCTGAACCTTTGAAGTTGTTTTATTAGGATAAAGCGTATTCCAATCAGTAACAAACCCTGTATAAAGAACGGTGTAATTAGACTCACCAGCAACAAGACAATCAACAATAACTTCAATTAATGGCTCAATGCCTGGATAATAAGGACTTGATGTATTTGCAGGATTAAATCTACCATCGGCAGAGTTTTCAAGAAGTATTGATGCAGAACCTGCACCAAAAGCGTTTAGATCCCTGGACCTTCCTCTGCTTATGCTTACAGACTGCACAAAAGTCGTAACATCAGTAAAAGTGCTAGCACCACCAAGAACGTTCCCTGAAGTTAAACGGCCACGAATTATATCATCAAGAGTAAATGTGTTTGGAGTAAATCCAAAACGAACACGCAGCGTAGGTGCAGCCATTAGATAACGTCAAAACCAGTTAAGCGTAAAGGCAGCGGTCCATTTCTACGTTGAAATTTAACTAATTCATTGACAATTTCGCGCCCAACTTGCTGTCCGTCAGTTCCCATCCCAGCATTAACAGTCAAATTAATATTGGTGGAGCCAAGGTTGCCGCCAGCTCTCGACAACGGAATCACAGCCTCAGGACCACGCTCACCAATTAAGGCAGTTGTGGGCTGAGATACAATACCACCCTTGGCTAAGCGCGGAATATTTGGTAAGTCAGGCGGGTCAATATCTATGCCAAAGAATGAGAATCCAAGGCCTGAGTTTAAGGAATTAATAAAATCATTAATTTTGTCAATAACTTTATTAAAAACAAATTTAACTCCCTCAAACACAACACCCGCTGAAGTTTTTAACACGGTGCTTATGGTTTCCAGTAAGCCTTTACCAAACTCTTTTAATTTAGGTGCAATGAAATCTTTAACCTTTTTTAAACCATCAATAATTACAGAACTCAACACCTTTACAAAATCCCAGGATCCCTTAAAAAATTCTAACAAACCATTAAAAATTGCTTTAAAACCGTCAACAGCAAGTGATACATCACCAGTTAAAAGACCAGTTATAACATCAACAACACCCTGGAAAAACTCCTGCAACTTAAAAAACTTATCCACAACAAAATCAATAGCCTCAGAAACTCCACCCTGGAACCCGTCACCCTTAAAAAAAGCTATAAAACTTGAAAAAGTATCTTTTAAAAAAGCAACCGTGTTGTCAACAAAGTCACGGAAAACTTCAACATTATCATAAGCAAAACGGAATCCCGCAGCCAAGCCAGCAATCAGACCCAACACCACCGTAAAAGGGCTAAAAAGAGCCAGGAACGCACCTGCAAGAGATACAACGCTAGCTAATAGAATGCCTCCTATAACAACAGCAAGGGCAGTAAATACAACTTTGGGGTTTTCTTTTGTGAACTTTCTTATTTTTTCAAACACCGGGGCCAACTTAGCCTCAAGGTTTTCAAATCCAACCCGGATATTATTAATTAAACCTAAAAATTGGTCAGAACCAATGAACGCTTTAACAGCATCACTGAACTCCTTAACCCTGGGCTGCAACCTAGCAAAAACATCCTGGGCCTTTTCAATAAAATCTAACAGCACCGGTGCTAATTTTTGGCCTATTTCAATAACAAAAACATTGATCGCTGCTTTAATTTTGTCCAGGACTAATCCAATCCCACTAGCACCCTGAGCAAAAGCAGCCTCAGTAGCACCAGCTGCGTCACCAGCAGCTTCAAGCTCAGCTGCAAACTTCTCTGAACCTTTACCGGTTAGAGTTTGTATAGCACCAAGTGCTTCAACAGAACCAACAAACTCAGCTAACGGTTTACCTTGGGCTTCAGCACCTTTTTTAATTATGTCAAAACCCTCCTTCATGTTTCCACCGCCTGCAATAAACTCCTCAAAACTTTGACCAGTTAGCTCCTTAAACAACATAGAAACTTTACTTGTTGGTTTAGCAAGCTCAGATAAAGCAGAACGAATCTGAGTCATTGCAACACTTGTCGGAGTACCAGCAGCAGTTAATGTAGCCGTTGCAGCAGTAACATCACCAAAAGCAATACCCATACCCGCAGCAATTGGTGCAACGTTAAACATTGCGTTTGACAATTCCTCAACCGTTGTTTTACCACCCTTTACAGCAGTAAAGATGATGTCGGATGCCTCGCCAACTGAAATAATGTCAGAACCAAAAGCATTGACAACAGTGGTCAAACCATCAACAGCAGTGCCTAAATCAGTAGCACCACCAACTGCCAATTTATTCGCAGTTTCTAAAAATTCAAAAACATTGTCAGGTGGTACACCAGCAGATAAAGAGTTATACAAAGATGGAATAACATCCTCAGGAAGTCTTCCGATTTCTTTTGAAACTTGCAGAATGTCTGCCGACATTTTATCCATTGCATCAGAACTTATACCAGGCAAAAGAGTAAAAACCTCATTCATTCCATCCTCAAAACCACGGAACTCTGTCAAGGCCTTAGTTGCAACAGCAGCAGCACCAATACCAATACCAGCAAACACCTTATTAATTTGACCGCCAACACGGTTCATGTCTTTACCCAAAGCGTCAAAAGACTTACCAACACGCCCAATCTTACCCAGGAACTTTTTAGTGTCCGCTAGGAACTCAAACCTTAACGTTTTTGTATCGACTGCCATTATTTACCTTTTATCGCTTTTTTAACAAGCACCTGCATCTCATCAGCGTAAGACTCAGATAGTCCAGGAGTAATAGTTGCTATTGTTTTTTCAGCAACATAACCCCCATATTTTGTGCCTTCAGGAAAACCACCCTGCGCTTTCCAAAAGTCACCAACCCACTCCTTATAAACTCTTCTCTTCATTTTTTCAGCAGGATAATAAGAACCTTTGATCCCCTGGTTTTGTAAAGAACCATCCCGGTTCAATCTTTTATCACCACGACCTACAGCACCACGCTGAGTCTTGCTCAATGAGCTTGAGGTGCCTTCTTTTTGACGACCAACAACTAAGTTGGGTATGAATTGATATTTACGACCAAACTCAAGGTTTCTAACAAATTTATTAGTTTTACGGATGTCCAGGAACGCAGTCCTATCAGTTCCGCCACCAACATAACCAGCAGAACCACGCTGCCTTTTTGGAACAGCAGCTCCCTGCTCACGCTGCCTCAAAGCCTCAGCACGAGTAGCAGCCTCAACTTCTTTAGATAAATCCTTGTGAAACGATCTAAAAGCCTTTTTAACTTCGCCAGCTTGTTCTAATCCACGCAGCCCAAAAATAACATCATTAAGACCCTCAACAGCAATACCACTGCCGGCGGTCTTTTTTTGTATGCTTTTAGCCATTATTTACTTTCCTGTTCACTTCTTTTAATTAACGAAGTCTGCAATCCAACAAAAAACTCAAGCGGCATGTCGGCCACCTCTACCGGATTTAATCCAGCAGCCAATGCAACATCACATATAAGGCTCACGAAGTGGCCCTCAGTTAGTCCGAGGAATCATCTCCGTCGAGTCCGTCAATGCTTGCAACATTCTCAAGCCATTTGTCAAAAGGTCCAGTGTCGCCTAAACGTTTTGATGCATGCCAACATAAATACATGAGTTCCTCGAATGCTAAATTTTGAAGTTCAGCAGCCGGACGGTTTCCAAATTTACGTTCAACAGCAACAAAATCAATCGGCCTTAAATCTACCTCTTGCTTGGTTTCGTCAACATACACCAAAGTGAGCTGGTGTAACCCTGATGCACCTGCCACGATTAACTCGTAGCTCTTGCGATAGTTCCGCTAGTAGGCCAGGTCACGCTTGTTGTTGCGAGATCGCCTACAGCATTTCCTACCGGCACGTGCTGGGTTACTAAACAGTTGCCTGAATAAGATGGGTTAGTTGAACTGACTGAGCCACTTGTTGGTTTTACAACAAATGCTACGCTTGTCCCAAGGATTGGAAATAAGGTAGCATCAATCTCACTAGCAGCAAAGTCGCTGTTAAATTCTAGAGAAATTGAACCATCCTTCAATCCACCCTTTCTCGACCTGAATGTCGCGCCCATGGCGGTGTCATCCTGCTCTTCAGCAGATAGGTCCAAAGTGATAGAACGAACGTGGTCAGACAAGTCAACTGAATTGATAGTCACTGACGCATCAGTGAATACAAAAGTTGCCATAATTTGTCCTTTTCTTTTATTACTTAAGACAAGGGTACTAAAACGATCGCTTGAAAAGTCATAGTGGCCTAGATAAAAAAAAGAGGGTTTTTCAACCCCCTTCTTTTCAAGCTAGTTCCATTTACATAGATACAGCTTTATTTATTAAAGTTATTCTTCTATGTAATCAAGTATGTAACCAATTGTATTATTAATGGTTGACAACATTCTTTTAATTTCTTGATCATCAGCATATTTAGTATTTTTCAAAGTAAATATTGCTTGTTCAATAGATGTACTTACACCTTCTAGATTTTCTTTGAATTCATCCATTTTATTTCCTTAATTTAGTAATCCCTTTTTAGGATTTTTTCTCTCTACCTGTTTCTAATACATGGACTTTATTAAAACCGGCTTATATATATATCTAATACATCGACTTTTTAGAACTATGGCCTTTTTTAGAAAAAAAATTAATTAATTTATAAATAGATAACGTGTTGAAAAAAGAGGCTCAGATATGGTCTAAACAGGGGGTGTACAGCACCTGTGTGCCATTTGTAATGTTGGTCCGCCCAACGGTAGCCTACACTTTGAAAATGCCGTACACAGCAACGTCAGGCCATAGACGGCCATATTTGCATTTATCTACTTATTTATGTTTAAATAACAACCATTTATAAAATTTAATCATTTTTTCATCAAGCCACCAATGCAGCTCCCAGCAAATCTCATAAATAAAGATGAGAAGTAACTGATAGTAAATTTTAAATTTTATTTTAATGGATTGTGAGTAATGAAATTTTTTCATTAGGCTCCTTCCAGCAATGAGCAGACTCAGACCAATGGCCCCAGCCTTGACTCGTTTTATATTTTAAGAACGCAGCAAAGTGCGTAGAAGTGTGGGGATCTAAAGCAGAACCCTCAATATCTAATTTTGATGAAACCCAGGACCAGGTTTTATTTATAAACTGCCATAAACCCTTTGCAGTTGATGTCGGGTTTTTAGCCGCAGCAAATCCTGAACTTTCACATCCAATAATTTTATAAGCAACCAGGTGGTCCTCGGGTTCAAAGTGAAAACTAACTAAACCCTCCCATTGAATACCAAGGTTCCAGGAATCAACATTATCCTGGCAATGCTTAAAAACAGCAACATCGTGAGTACTTGCTGGCATGACTAATGTGCAAGCAAATAATAAGGCTACCAAAAACCTCCTAGGTCAATCTCTAAATCTTATAGTCAAAAGCCAAAGACTCAGTGATATTATTATAGCAATACCAACAATGTCCTTAGCAGCCCCGGTCAAAGTTAACCAGGCTATAAAAAAACCAAGCAATGTAAAAGTTTGAGCTAAAGTCTCTTTTAAAATAGACTTAATTAATCCAATGGCCTTTTTAAGCCATTCAAACTTTATAAGTTTTTTAGCTAGTTTAATTAATTTTTTCATGTTTTCCTCCTATATGGTACTACAGCAGCCGATACAATCTGCGATGCAATAATTACTGGAACCACAACCTCCTGGCTCTTTTCTTTTTGTTGCAGCGTCATGCCTTGGTCAAGTGCAGCAAAACTAATCTCTTGTAAATCAACCTGAAAAATTACGGTTGGATTTGCAAGAAACTCCTCTGTTTGATATTCAACAACGGCATCCGCCACGTTGTAGTTTTCAACGTCTTTATTTTCCTCAGACGCAGCACGTTCAACAAATGAATCAACAGCCTCAGCAACAGCCTCATCTTCCTGGACATTTGCAGCAAGAACAGCAACGTCCTGTGAATCATCAAGACCAAGAACCTCGGCAACAGTTTCAACTTGCTCCGTAGATAACTCAGCAACATCATCAACAGCAGACTCAACAACAGCAGCAACAACAGCAACCTGCTCATCAGACAACTCTTCCAGGCCAACCTCAACAACATCCTTAATTATTTCTACTACGGCCTCGACTTCCAGGGTTTCAACATAAGTGTCAACAACAGCCTCAACCTGGTCCTCAGATAAATCTTCAGTTATTTCATTTGGAATTTCAGGGATCGCATCCTCAGCCGCTTCAATGACCTCAACAAGCTCCTCAACAGCCTGCTCTACTTCAACAATTTCATCCTGGGTAAAAACTATTTCATTTTCAGTAGGTTCTTTTATATCCCCTTCAACAGGCTCAACGATGACCTCGTCCTCACCTTCATCAAATATTTCAATTATTGGTGGCGGGGGCTCTTCATTTTTTGGCTCTTCAAACACAATTACAATATCCGGGTCAACTTCAAATATTTCAAAAACCTCATCCTCTGGTAACTCAAAATCATCAAAGTCGACACTTTCCTCAATAAAAATTATTTGATCAATTAATATGTCAATTTTTTCAAGTTCCTCATCAGTTAACTCCTCAACAGGACCGTCAAAAAAACTTCCGGATATCTCTAACTCTTTTCTTATTTCATCCTCTATTTCTTTTTCAATCTTTTCAAGTTCCTCCTGAATTAACTCGGCATCCTCCTGAGCTTGAAGTTCCAGCTCCTCAAGTTCCTCATCAGACAAATCTTCCAAGTCAAAAGTATCTGTTTCAAGGTTTTCATCCATTTCAGTATTTTCTAAAATATCAACATCACCACAATCGCCACGTTCAACTTGAGCGTCAGTCGCGTCACAACCAATAGAATCCAGGTTTTTCTGTCTTTCTTTTTCTCGGTCAACTGTACCGTCAGCGATCTCATCTTCAGTAAATTCAACTTCCACATCACCGATTAATATCAACTCGACAATTGGCTCAGGTTCCGGTTCGGGCTCAGGTATTACAACAGGCGCAGGGGGCAGCGTTGTGGTTGTTGTTGAAGTGGTTGTAGTTGTTGGAACCGTTACGGAATGTTGAACCGGGTCCGTAAACGATGAATACAAAGATTGTGAATCATTATCAGAGCGAACCTTAAAATAAAAATCACCATACTGAGAACCAAAGACGGCCTCCAGGTAACTAAAAGAAAAAAACTGTGAAGTTTCAAGTGCGCTGGCATCGCCAACATTACCGGTGGCAATTGCAAAACCGCAGCAAGAGCCTGAACCAAATCCAACTGCATAACGCTCTGGGTTAATATTTCCTTCATTTGACAGCTCCCAATCCACCAACAATCCATCTGCACCATTATAAGTAATAAAAGCAACAGAAACATTAATCGGTGGCTTTACAACCGGAACCGTTGTAGTTGTGGTTGAAGTTGTTGTGGTTGAAGTAGTTGTGGTTGAAGTAGTTGTGGTTGTGACGGGAGTTCCATAAGTCCAAAAAATATCATCAACAATAACATAGTCATCATAGACAACAGCAACAGAAGTTATATATTTACCAGTTATTGAATGCGTTATGTTTTCAAACATTGCGGAAACGTTTCCATTGCTTTGAGCCGAAAAGTTTTCAGTTTTTGAAGTTCCATCCGAGTAGTTCCAAGTAACGGTATAGGGATCATTTACACAACCACTTAAAAAACCAGCAGCGGATACATCAGACTCCGGAAATGTCATAGTTAAAGTTCCATCAGCTGCCGATTGCATGTTGAAATGAACCGCTTGAGTTGTTGAACCACAATCACCATCATGAATATCTAATCTATTCCAGGAAACACCACCATAGTCAAAACTCAAAGTAGTTTGATTTTGACCATTATCGGCAATCCGTTCATAGGTTGTGGTTTCACTTGCAAGGACCGGAAATGGAAATACCAGGAATAACACCAAACCAATACGAATTAAACTATTAAATTTATGAACTAAATTTATTTAAATCTAGCCTTTATTTTGTGGGGTCCACTCTTCCAAGCCGTTCTGTAAAGCCGTAACAGCAGCAACAGCTCCAGCAACAAAAGCATTAGTCAAAACATCCATCTCAACCATGCCAGTACCGCTTGCGGTTAGTATTCCCAAAAAAGCCTGAATAAAAGTTCTTAAGGTACGAATACCAACCTTTATGGCCCAATCTTTAAAATCCATTTTATTTTTACTCCTTGACATATATACTTAAAGCGATCGCTGTCATAAAGTCAATTGAGCCGGATGGTTGAAGTCCTTGAGATGACTGAAAACCTTTAACAGCTTCCAGGGTTTCGCCACCAAAGTCAGAGTCTGCCCCAAACTTTGGTAAACAACCTGAATCCCAGGACAATAAAATGTTTTGTAAAAACTTAACATTTAAACCATTGTCGCCTTTATTCAAAAGATGCTCCTTTTTTACAATTTTATCATTGACGGGCTCTGCCTCTTCCTGGCCTAGATTTGTATATTTTATACTTACCCTTTCGCCAGCAAGCAAAGCATCTCGGACTTTTGGATATAACGACTCATACGCCGCTCTTGACTGGCCGATAAAGCCGTCCTTATTTTTATCCAGGTCTTGCTGAGTTTGGCCGACCAGCAGACAACCCAGGGTGTCGAATTGATCGTTACCAGGATGAATTAATATGAATTTGAAACCTGGAATATTGCGGACCCAAAGCATACCCTGATGCCAACCAGGTCCAAAACCTCTTTTATTGTCATAATGTTTTTTTGTTCGGGTATGAAAACCACCAATGGTCCTTAAAGTTATTTCATAAACACCAGCAGGAACGGCCGTCTCACCGTAAACCTTTGGTCCCTTGCGAACTTCATCCTCCAGGGTAAAACATTCCCTGACGCCATCAATGAACAGCTCACCATTTGTGGCATCAGAACCAAGCTGCGTCCTTTTGACTTCTAAAAAAATATTATTCCTCCACTAAATCCCAAGACTGGTCGGTTTCATTCCATTCGTAAACTTTACTATCTACATCACCAGGAGGTGCAACAGGACAATCCCACTCAGCAGTTACAGTGTTTAGCGTCCAACTTGGGTAAGGTTTAGGCGGCATGAAAATATTTTCATCCGGATAATAATATCCACCAACAATGGCAAGATTGCCTCTAAAAGCTACACCACCATCATGATGGACGTTATGCCTTGTGTTGTAAGAACTTCTTAAGCATTGATTAGCATCTGGCCTTTTTGTTAAATAATAAGCCTCCCAACTATCAAAACCATCTGGCAAATTGTCTACATCATTTTCGTTTCTACCAGTTATTAATTCAATGACTAGATTGTCATCATTTGTAAAAGCATAATGCGCCATAAATCCTCCCCTTAACCAATTGTGACTGTATCTGTTCCACTTTTAAAAAGATAATAATTTTCTCCGGATGAAGTCCAATTATCATAAGTAAGACCACCTCCGATAGTTATCCCAAAAAATGGATTGACTCGAATTATTACAACGCCTGAACCACCAGCTCCATAACCTGTGTATGAACCTGCACAACATTGAT